TGTAGCAGCCGGAGCTTTGACAACGCCAAACCATACGCGTTCATGCGGATGTCTGAAAATGTCGTACGCAGAATATGACTTGCAAAAAGAATTGAAAAGATTGAAAATAGACTTCATCTTTGACTATTCATTTTCAGATCTGATAAGTCCTAATTCTTTCATGCCGCTTCGTTTTGATTTTGCTTTGTTTGACAAAGGATCTTTGGTTGGATTGATTGAATATCAGGGGCCGCAGCATTATCAAAAATATTCTGACGGCTTCGGAGATTTTCAGAGAGAAATAACAGATCCAATGAAGAAAGAATATTGTCAAAGCCATAATATCCCGTTGTATGAAATAAAATATGACGAAGAATTAATCCCTTCATTGCATAAAATTCTTGAAGAAGTATATCACACATCATATGACAATCCCGTGCCAAGCGTTGCTGAATAAGTAACGAAGGTGTAACGACTATCCCGCAAGGGAGTAGCTTGCAGGTGAAACTCCTGCTTGCGAAGTGCCACGCAACCAAGATCTTTGGTTGATGATATAGTCTATTCCCTATACAAATACTGGGAAACCAGGGGTATATAAAGAACTAATCTTGCTGACAATGTTCTGAATATCGAGAAGTCTCCCAAGGGCATCCGGGTGACAAAGAACCGTGACTTCGGCACGACCGGTTTCATCCCGACCTATTACGATCCGGCCAACCGCCGCATCTTTCAGGCCCAGACCGGCGACCGCGTTGTCTACAGCTGGGATCATAACGGCATTAAGATCCCGGAGAACCAGGCAAAGACGCTGGACGAGTTTCAGGTTCAGGACGGCGTAGACCGGACCGAACCGTTCTAAGGAGAAAGCATGACATACAAAGCAGTGATTCATTCGCCGAATGGCGATTTGGAGAGCATAAAATACGATACCACCTGGCAGGCCGAAGATTGGATCTGCCAAAATGATAACAATTTAGAATATCAGGCCACGGTGTACGAGTTAAACGAACAGGGTATGCCGGTGGATTTGTATAGGTTTTGTTGAAAAAAGAAAGGAGTGTGGTGTGGCTTGAGCTTGCTGCCTGAAGACCACGTGTATTCATATTCACAGCTCCAGAGCTTTCATGAATGCAAGTATGGCTTCTACCTGAAACGGATCGAAGGGATCGAAGACGAACAGTCCAACGCCTTTGCCGAAAGGGGATCCTTAATTCACAGCTTACTGGACGAATGGGCAAAGGGCCTTTTATCCAAGGATGATATGGCCGACGAGTACGACCGCCGTTATGGAGACGAAGTCGTAACTGCCTGGCCAAGAATGATGAAGGGCTATGCCCAGAAAGCATATGCTTCGGGCTATGAGTTTCTGAAAAACTTTGATGAGTTCGAAGGCTATGAAATTCTAAGAGCCGAAGAAAAGTATAACTCTGAGATCACCTTACCTGATGGTTCAACCCGTCCTTTTGTCGGCGTTGTGGACTTAATTGTCCGGGATGAAAAGACGGATGAGCTGATCATCTTCGATCATAAATCCAAGGGCAAGTCCACCTTCAAGAAAGCCGAAGAAGAGATGTATACCCAGTTATACATGTATGCTCAATGCGTCAAACAGCTGTACGGAAAGTTTCCGGACAGGCTTGGGTTTCATCTCTTCAACCAGGAAGGCTTAAAGGTCACCCGCCCATTCGACGAAGCCAAATACAATGAAGTGATGGAGTGGGCCGGCCGGACGATACAGGAGATCGAAGACGCCACCATGATCGACTGGATGGAGTGCAAGGAGATCCCCGAAGGCAAGATGGATATGTACTGCACTCAGTTGTGCGGCGCAAGAAACCAGTGTCCGCAGGGCATCCCGCCTCCGCCAAAACAGAAAGACTTTTATTACGACAATAATATTTGAAAACAGTTTTACAGAAAGGATACATAATGCGAGTTACAAAAGCGATCCGGGAGTACGTCGAAGAAACAATTAAAGAAAAATATCGCATAAAGATCGACGAGATCGGCAAGGACTACCAGCAGGCGAGAGACGACGTCGAAGCGGAGCTGAATAAAATTCTGGCTGAAGCAAACGAAAAAGCAAAGAATTATCTTAATGATGTCAACTTTGATTGTGTTGATTACAGAGTGTCGTGCAATCCTTTTGGACGCAGAGGCCGCGTATGCCAACCTGAAATGGAAGACATTAATGCAAAAGAACGGTCTTCTTGGATGGCGAAGTGCGAAGCCAAAGTAAAGCAGGTCCTGTTTGATCTGGAGATGGGTGAAACCGCAAAGAATGAACTGAAGGACCTGCTGGATAAGATCGAGGTAGATTAAATGTGTACAATTGACGCGACCCGGATGGAATATATTCTCCTGTCTCTCGTTGACACTATCGTCAAGGAATGCCCGCAGGACACAGAAATTGTAAAGGAAGCGTTGACAGAAATCCTGTACCAAAACGAAATTGAAGCACTGGATCTGGACGATTGGCTGTTTCGCGAAAACTAAGAGGTTAATATGGTGGTAGAAAGAGTTCATGAAATTACATTGCCGACCGGTGATAAATTAGTTATCGAAAAAGAAGATGATGAAGATAAGTCTGTTATCATTTCTCTCGAGGATAACAATGGCAAATGGATACAGGATCTGGCAATTGTAGAAGAAGAATGGTCAGAGATAGGGTCAAGAGGCCATACGACGATCCCAAATTTATTTCGTGTTTTCGTTTATGGCAACCCAGAAAATGACGACTGCACAGCAGTGTTTAAAGTTTCAAGACGAAAAGCGTTACATGAACGTTAACCGAAAAAGAAACGTATCTTCAACAAGAGATAGCAAAGGAGAGTGATGCCATTGATTGAGTTCGAACCGTATCACATCCACACGTCTTATTCAAATTGTTTAACCCAACCGGACTCTACCATGTCCATCGAAGACTACGCGAAGGTTTACAGAGAACGCGGACATCATGTTCTCTGCATGTCCGAGCACGGCAACCGATCAAACGTCTGGCAACAGTTTGATCTGGCCAAAAAATATTCTGACGATACCTTTAAAATGACCCCGCTGGCGGCGGCTGAAACCTACTTTGTGCCTGACCGAACGGTCAAGGAACACCGAGGATACCATCTGATACTGGTAGCAAAAAATATGGATGGATTCTACGAGTTAAACGAAGCGCTTTCAGAAGCCAACCTGACAGGGTTCTACTATCATGCGAGAGTGGACTTCGATATTCTGTCTCGTCTTAACTACAGAAACTTCTTATGCACCTCAGCGTGTGTAGCCGGTCCAGACGACGAGCAGATATTGATCCAGCTCCGCAATATCTTCAGAGAAAACTTTTACCTTGAAGTGCAGCACCATCCACAGCAAATACAGGTTGACAGAAATAAATGGATGGTGGAGCTGTCGAAGAAACACAAATGGCCGCTGATCTACGGCACAGATAGTCACTATATTTATAAAGAAGAAAAGGAGCTCCGGCGCGAGCTCCTTCTTTCTGCCAAGATCACCTACGGTAGCGAAGACGAATTTCTGCTTTATTTTCCCACGGCCGAAGAAGCCTATGCGATGCTCAGAGAACAGGGCGTCTTAAACCGTGCGCAGATCGAAGAAGCGATGGAGAATACCCTTGTCTTGAGAGAGTTCGAAGGTGTCCATTTCACCAACGAAAAGAAGATCCCGAACCCGTACCCGGACATGCCGCTCGACAGACGCAATTATCTCTATAAGAAGACCGTCTGTGACGAGTACATTAAGAAGTCCGGCATGCCGAACAAGGAAGAGGCCGCCGAGATCCATCATGAGATGGATACCATGACTTCTACGGGCACAGCAGACTATCCTTTGATTATGAAAAAGGTGGTCGATAAGGGGATCGAGTATGGCGGCATCCTGACGAAAACCGGAAGGGGATCCGGAGCTTCATTTGTATCGAACTTCGCGATGGGGTTCTCATCTATCAACAGGCTTCACTGTCCGGTCAAGATGTACCCAGAACGGTTTATCTCGGCCGATCGCTTGGCGAACGGGCTCCCGGATCTGGATCTGAACATGGCAAACGTCGAAGCCTTCGAAAGAGCCGGCAAGGAAATACTAGGTGAATGGGGCTGCCTGCCGATGATCGCCTTCGGTACAACCAAAACCTTATCTGCGTTTAAGTTACTGGCAAGAGCGAGAGAACTGGACTTTGAAACGTCGAACACAATCTCCAAGCAGGTCCAGAATTACGAAATGGACCTGAAACATGCGAAGGAGAACAACGCGGACGACCCGGACTATGACGTGGAAGAAGATGTTCGTATCGAGTCCTACGTAGACGATCAGTATCTGCCTTTGATCGAAGAGTCGAAGAAGTACTTGGGCATTATTACAAGTATCTCGCCCCACCCCTGCGCGCATCTGCTTTCGGATAAAGACCTGCGCCGGGAAATAGGGGTGATCAGAGTAAAGTCCAAGTCCGGTTCAAAGGACGCTGTCTACGCGGCTTATATCGACGGCAAGACAGCGGATAGCTACAATTTTCTGAAGGCGGATTTTCTCAGGGTTGATGTCGTAAAGATCATTTCTGATGCGTTCTCTCTGGCCGGCTTACCTGTTATGTCGGTAGACGAACTGCTTGCGGCGGTGAAAGATAACAAAGAAGTCTGGGATCTGTACGCCAAGGGCTTCACAATGGGCTTGAACCAGTGTGAACGCCAGAAGTCTACCGAAAGATGCATGCAGTATAAACCAAAGAACGTAGAACAGTTGACAGCTTTTATTGCTGGCA